AGAAGAGCAGTTTTGGTGTCCTGCCAGCGGCTTTCTAATAGTTCTGACATCATTATCTCCTTAATTTAATCCAGCAAGACGTTTAATGTCAACAACATTGTTGTCTGTTTCGTCTGCTTTATTATCTGTCATGATTTGATCACGGTTGCCTGTTACTTCTTTTGCCTCTGTTAATGCTGCCTTACGCTTTGCTGGACCATCGATAACTGATGGTAGGTACTTATCAAAAGACTTTTGTAGTCTATCGGTTTGTACGGATTCCAGTAAGTCTGTCATAATCTCGCGCTGATCGTTGCTTAATGGCGCAATCAGTTCGTTCATAATCTTTTCTCTCTTTGCAGATTCAACTAGTGCTTTCTTTTCAGCTTCTTTTGATTCTGCAATTTCGATTGCTTTCTTAGCATGTACTTTTGCTTCTGCTAGTTGCTTGTCTTTTGCTTCAAGAACTTTTAGAAGTTTTGCTGTTTCTGATTTTTCATTTAAATATGAAGAACCATATTCAGCTGCAAATGCTTCGAAGATTTTACGACCAAAATCGTTTCTACGTGCTGTGTCAATATCTTCTTTAAGTGAAGTAATTTCGTTTTTAAGCGTATTACTAACTGTTTCAGATACTGCTTTAGCACTTCTTTCAATAAAGTCTTTTTTGACTTTAGCGAAGTGTGTCTTAGCTTCACGTACTAAACGTACTTTTGTTTCAGCTAAGTCTTTTTTGTCTTCTTGGAATTCTGCAATTTCACCTGCAAGAGCTTCTACGATAAACTCTTCTAGCTTGGCATAGTTTTCAGCCATTGCTACTTTGTCGTCACGTAGTTCTTTGATCTCTGATTGTAGCTGAGAAACAACAAAATCTTTTAGAAGATTAGTATTTTCACGCATTGCAACAGCATATTTTGCTTTTGCTTCTGCAAGTTGATTTCTATCTTCTGCAAATTCTGCAATTTCAGCTTCTAAACGCTCAGAAAGCATTGAGTCAATTGCTTCCACCATAGTTGATTTATCGTGCTCATACTTTTGAGCAAACTCTTCACGTAATTCTGCAACTACACTCTGGCGGTTTTCGTTAACTTTAGCTTCCCATGCATTTTCGATCTCTGCTCTGACTTCTTCGGAAACTACATCGTTTTCAAAAAGTGTTTTCAGTGCATCTATCATTTCTATTTCTCCTAGTTTACTGGAGTTTGTTGATTATGTTAATCAACGATTCCTTAAGATACTTTTGTGCCTTTGTATCATTTCTTGTTGCCTGTGCTAATTCGTATGCCTTATATCCGCCACGAGCATTCATTAAATGTTCGTAAATTGGTGTAGGATATGCACCAGGGGCGCTTGGTTGTGCCACAACGTCCACAGTGATTATTTCAAAGTCAGAGACGGTATTGCTACCGTCGTCTGAAACATTTCCGCTACCTCTTGATGAAACGCCTAGTTTAACTCCTGCTTCAAGCATTGTTTTAACTAGATTTCCCATTGGAGTAGGTAGGATTTTTAATTTACCATAACCGTTTGGGCCATCCATCCACATTTCTGTAATCATATGGCTTACACGATCGATGTTAATGTTAAGGCCTTCTGGATGATCAACTTCTCCGAGAACACTAAATCCTCCGCTTATCTGATCATTGAGAGTTTTGACAGCCCTGCCAATTTCATTTACAGGATAAACTCGCTGATTGGCGTTGCGGACATCACCTTGAATGCAAATACCTTTCATATAAAGATCTTTACCTTCATTGGCACCTTCAAGCATAATTTGTGCTTGATCGAATGTCAAATGCTCTCGTAAGTTTTTCATCTATTCTTCCTTACGTTTTTAGCTGCCAATAGCTGATTTTTTATTGGCTGCATCTCCGGCTTTTTTAGCTGCTGGCGCTGCTTTAATGTCAGCTGCTTTTCCACCAGGTACATTGACGTTTCCAGCATTATCTTCTTTTGGTGAGCTTGCACCAGTACCGCCTTTTTCTTCTGCGCTACCTTGTGCAATATTACTTGCTGTTCCGCCCATGTCATTTTTACCAGCTACAGCTGACTTAGTACCATTAGTACCTGTGTCACCCATTTTAGCTGATACTTTTTCTACATACTCGCGCATTTCTTCGCCAGCTGTTTTTGGTCCTTTTGACTCTTCGACTTCTTCGTCTGAAGCTTCTTCAACTTCTTCGTCTGAAGCTTCTTCAACTTCTTCGTCTGAAGCTTCTTCAACTTCTTCGTCTTCGAAAGCAAATGATTCTTCTTCAGCTTCTTCGTCGTCGCCTTCGTCGTCACCGGCCATCATTTTTTCAAATTCTGCTTTTAGATCTTCTAGCGCATCTTCTAGGTCTTCAACACGATCTTCCATATCGCCTTCTTCACCTTCGTCTTCGTCGCCTTCTTCACCTTCGTCGTCCATGCCTAGGTCTGCCATCATGTCGTCAGTTGGATCGCCGCCCATGTCGTCGTCAGCTTCAACTTCAAACTCGTCTAGATCAAAGCCTTCATCAACTTCTTCATCATCTGACTCGTCAACTTCTTCATCAGTTGCTTCGTCTACTTCTTCATCAGATGCTTCATCAACTTCTTCATCAGTAGTTTCATCTACTTCTTCATCTTCTGATAGTAGGTTTTCATAGATATCGCGTGATTTTTCAACTACGATTTCGTGGAATAATTCTTCTGCTGCTTCTCTGTCTTCGTTAACGAGAAGTTCAAGCATTTTTTCAAATTTATTTTGATCTGCCATTTTAAACTCCTATAAATGTTTTGTTATACACAGATGCAAAAGATAAGGCACCGGTGTAGGGCTGTCATAATGTATTTACTTAATTAGAGAAAATATGCGTAGAAATAGGCTCAAAACGAGCCATTTTTTTGAAGATGGTTAGATTTTTGCAAATTTTTCACAAAAATCGGTAATATTCATGTGTTTTAGATTATATAGTTTACTAAATTCCCTCGGTATATAACCTTCCTCTTGTATCACTCGTATATATCTTTTGTCACGATTTTGATATATGGTACTATAAGTCTGTTTTTGCCAATTTCCAAAATATGTTGCCTTATCTGTTGATTTTCGATAGTTTGCAGTATCAGCATACATATTGTTTATTTTATCATCAATACCTTCGTAATCAAAACCTAAAATATATATTTCATCAAATCCGTCTTGTGACGCTTTCCACAATGCAGTTGGCCCACTACTCCATCCTTTTCCAGGATTAAAAAAGTTGAAGCCTGTCATATTATGAAACAGTTTATTTGGATTTGTCCAAACTTCATGACTGTGTTGATACTTTGCATTATTAATTTCAATTACCATTTTAGTATCAACGCACACAAGAATATCAGGATCAAAATCTCTATAAAGTGCATTACATCCGTAAATTTTACCTTGAGATTTTAATTTAGAAAGATTTATCGATGCGCGACTTGTACCGTTTCCGATAACAAAAGCAATTTCATTCAAAGATTTTAGACTCCGCCTTCAGCTTGTTGTATTGCTATAATACCATACATTTGTTTAATAAATTCTAGCTCTTTACGCTTTTCTTCTATATGTAGCTCAGATGCTTTGCGAATTCTATTAATGTGACAAAGTTGAAGTCGTGTTTTACGAGTATCATTTTTTTCAAGAGGGGATTGATCGTACTCTGCCTCATAGCGTTTGTCTTCTATAGGCTGTACAGTTTCAGGGTCGTGATAAAATAATTCTCTAAGTATCATATTGTATTTATACCGTTTGTTCGGTTCCTTGTGCATTAGCTGTACCTAAATCGTTACCTGTTGCTGTTTCAGGTCCTTCTCCAGTGCCTCCGTCTTCAGTTGGAACTTCTGTATCAGCAGTATCTTCAAGGTTTCCTAAATCACCTGCAATTCCTGCAGAACTGATTCCTGCGCCACGTAGTTCTGCATTTGCATCACCTGGTAATGGTTGCAAGTCTTCTGCATTTTCTTCTCTCCATAAACGTTCATTTTCTGCAATCTCTTCTTCAGTCATTCCTAAGAAACGTTTGAGTGCAAAACGATTTGATACGTATGGTATTTGTGCCATTTGTGTATATGTTGGTACACGAGCATTGTCAATTTCACTTTGACGATATGCAGCAAAGTTTTGAGGTGCTTGGAACTTAAGATCAAACATTGCTGTATCAACATTTAACCCTTTTTCTAAAACGTAACGTTTAAATTCTTGATCAAATTCTTCAACAACTAAATTCTGCAGACGTTCACAATAGGTATTAAAGCGTAGCTCCTGGATATATGCTGTTCCCACTCTGCCATCATTGTATTGTGCAGCTGAATCATCTGCTCCAGTAGGTAGGTACGAAGATGGGATACGTAATCCGCGTACCAACTTATTAGTAAAGTATCTAAGGTCATCAATTTCTCCTAAGTTAGTGCCACCCGGAAGCGTTTCAACTTTAGAGCCTCTACCTTCTGCGGTCTGCGGGAAGAAGTAGTCTTCGTTGATTGATAGAGGATTGTATGACGAGTCTATGACATTCTGACCGCCCCCTGTCTTGGATGGGATTCGTCTTTGGTGTATTTCCGTTTTAACACGCTCCACAAATTGCATAGCAAGGTGTGAAGGCATGTTGCCCACATCAACGTAGAATACTCTGCGCTCCGGCGCACGTTGGACACGATAGATAATAATCGCATCCTCAAGCAGTTCTTTCTGCTTGTATACTTTAAAAATTGTTTCTAGTAATGAGTTACCAAAAGGATAGTTATTGTCTAAGCCTTCTGACAAACTTAAATGCACAACATGTTCTGCATCTACTGTAAATTCTGAATCATCTGTTGTAAATCTTGAACCGCTCATACTTGCCTGCGGTTGTCCAACCATTCCACGAGCACCGCCTGTTGGTTCATACTGAGAACCGCCACCGCCTGTGATGTTTCCGTTTGTTTGATATGGAGTAGTAGCAATACCGTCTTTAAAATTAAAATTAATATTTTTAATTACATACTGCTCAGGAATTTTTCCTTCTGACTCATTTACAATAATA